GCGGTTTCCCAATAGATATTTCCATACCTTCGCTTCTAGATTGGTCATATTCTATATCCTTCTTTGCGGCGATTGCTCACAAACCTTGTCAGGTCTTCCTTGGCATTCCAGTAACGGTTCTTAGCATTAGGAGACGCATCTCTGCGGTGTTGCGCCTCCATCCAGAAATCTACCTGCTGCTTTAAGAACCTGTGTTCTTCTTGGAGAGCGGGGGACAATTTGTCCTTACGTTCATCACCCATCACATCGTGAACCATGAGACGTCAGGTGCCCATAGAACTACTGACGCTTTGTCTTGCGTACCCCTAGCAAACACTTGGGCCTTGGCTACTTCCCCCGTGTTGTGCATACGACCCAACGTGTGCTGCATGTGTAAATCTTCCTCCCCTAACGCGTCGGCTAGGGCAGGTGCGCTGTGCGGGAACTGATTAGCCTCAATGTCGAAGTAACTAACAATACGGTCTTCTAGCTTGGCTAACTGTACGCGGGGTGTAGGGTCTGCTGTATCCCGAGGCATTTCGCACATGTCTGCAATGGACACACCGACAGCTTTCCACGGAGTGCTGCCGCTGTTGATGTTATGAGCATTGGGGAGTAGGACTAACTCCCGCGTTTGCTCCTCAAGTATATTATGTTTTTTCACGATTTTCGAACTGATGAACACTTGCTCACCGGTGTCTAAACGTATCCCAAAAGTTGTTAATGTTTCTAGTTGAGTTTCGATGTACACTTTTTCAGTAATCATTTCCGATATCCTTTATGTTTGGTTTAATTTGCCCACGATGTGAGAACTTCTTCAGTGGTGTGCATGTTTTCTTCATTCACAACCCAATCAAAACCTCCTGCAGTCTTGATGTCTTCTAGGTTCTTCTGCTGTAGCGCAGTGGTCTTACCCTTCCCCGCTTTACATTCGATGCCGAAGAACAATCCTTTATAGCAGGCAACGATGTCAGGAACGCCGCTCTTGCCGTAGCCGCCAGTGGCGGGGTAGAAGTAGTACGCACCCATCTTCTTTAGGTAGTTGGTCACTACTTTTTTAACTTTAGCTTCGGGTGTCATCGCCATTGTTTTATCCTTTGTCGTAGTAACTGGCTTCGGTAGTTTGAGTGAGGGACCGAAGCCCCTCACGGTAGTGAGTCACTACCTAATCTTGGTAGACCCAATAGGTTGACTTATCTATTCTACGCCCCACCTCCTCAACTTCTTCTGTTGGGGGAGTAGGGTCAGTCATCATTAGGACAGCGATACGTTCTTGAACCCAAGATGGCGTCTCGTTTATGGTACTGTATAGGCCCGTAACTGACGCGTCAATACATCCGATGTCAAACGACATTATTTCTACCTCATTCGTAGTAGGATGTATCGTCACGCGGTACGTTACGTTGTCAGCTTTCCCCACGCTACGCTACTCGCACTTCACATAGAACATATTGCTACCGGCTCGGTAGCCCACGCCCACCACGTATTGACCTGCGTCAACCATCGACAGCACAGAGATCGCACCCATAAGATGCTCAGGTAAGTCTTCCTGTGTGTACCTTAACATCTCTTCGGCACTACCGCGCGGGACACTAGAGTAGTTCTTCACGTTGTCGTATCCACGGAAACACTGCCTACCCCCCATCTGATACGCCTCGATAAACGTATGGTTCACGTCGGTGAGCTTCCTACCTTCTTCGTACTCGTCTCTCGCGGCGAACGTCTTGTGTAGCGTCTGCTCAAGTTCCTTGTCAACAAACACATAGTCCGACTGCAAGATGTTGTTGAGTTCGTTCTGCAGTGCATTCGGCGGCGTGTTTCTTAGGCTGTTACGGTCAAAGAACCCAGTACGTAGTTCACTTGCCAATACCCTTAGCTCCGTACCCATATTCTGTGAGGCGGTGTTTAGCTTGTGTTTGAACTCACTATGCACTAGTCGCATGGTTTGCGGCAGGGTCAACGGACGTAGGTATTTCTCTGCGTTCTTCACAGCCTTGGCTCTATGCAGGGCGCTCGACATGTGCTCCCTGTCACCCCAATTATACTTGCCGTTGGTTATGTTCGGAGAGAATACAGAGTAGCGCTTCTCACCATCGCCACCAGTCATGTGGTCGGTGTAGCATATCCAACCCATCACATAGGTATCTTGTGGTCGATATACCCACAAAGACTGATGATCTTTCCGTGCCGTGCATAGGCCACGGACTTTGTCCTTCAAGTCATTCGCCATGTCCATCACGCCGATATTCTCGCTACCTGTGGACGGTGGTTCTTTGCTTAGTTCCGATACTAGTATTAGGTCTAACATAGTTGTTCTCCTGTTATTTGTTGATGAAGCCTAGTTCTGCATTGATAAACGTGTTGTAGCGTGATCGTACCTTGGCTAAGTCCTCCTTGGTCTCGACGGTCTTGACGTAGTACTCCTTAGTCCAACTCCATGTGGTGTCAGTGCAGCTTGATGCAAACTGTACCCAGAATTGTAGGCGCATGGGGTGCTCTTCGTTGCGTACAATATCACGGTATCTCATACGTGACTCCCCCTTGCTACCTTGAAAGTGCTTTGCCATCTCACCCAGCATGTTGTGGGCGTAATCCCGCTCCTCTAGCATTAGCAGGGGCGACACAGTCATACCCCACTCGAAGAACTTCTGGATGTCCGCTTTGAACTTAGCCTTGGTCTTCTTGTCCACACGTGGTGGTGTCGGCAGCTTTCCGCCTGTGCCCTCGACATGCTCCCACTCGCTGTTGTCCTTGCGTCGGAACACAACTGCGGAGTTGTCGTCACGTAACATGGCAAACTTAGCTATGTGCTTCGCGTAGTACCCACTCGAACTGCGTGACTTGTAGTCGTCATACACAGCTTTCGGCGTAGTGCGTACCTTTGCAAGGTAGTGTGTAGTCGTTGGACGACCGGAGCTTCGTAACCCACCAAAGGAAGACACGCGCATGTAATGCTTGCCGTTACCAATGCAGAACGACATCGAATGGGGCGAGTGTCGATCTAGAAAAGCATAACGTCCGTTGTGACTGCCCGGCCCCCAGCCATTGCGTATGGTTACTTGGTCTGTACCATCAGGCAGCTTGCGCCACACAATAGGTGCATACTTCTCCATACTAGTGGAGGTAGGCGTACCATAGTGGCCCCAGTACTGGGAGTGTTCGTCACCGAAGTGATACCCATCCGACAGCGCGTAACAGTTGGCGCTGATCTTGGCGATGCGTTCCCACTTGCGCCTGCGATCACCGATAGGGCGAATGTCCTTGCCGACGTTGTCTTTACCGCCCAGTGGTTTGATACGATTGTAGTGATCCACTACCTCCTTGAAGGTGCTGTGACGTGAAATTGTTAGTGTCATTTGATAGTCTCCTATTGCTAACTTAATTGGTATGTTTTAGGTTATTCGAGTGGGTGGTTTCATCTAATAAAAATACGCTTAGCCACGGGAATGGCGGTTGTTTTGATTGGTTGCGTTGCTACCAGACTGCGCCAAACGACATGCATATCAACGGCCACCCACACGATCACTCCTCCTCCTCTTCTACCTTGCCACTGCCCTCGCAGTTATCGCACTCGGTGATGTAGTCCTCGTAGTACCCGTAGGCATTGTTGAACCCTTGCGGCACGAACCTGTCGTACGTACACGTACCCTCACCCATACACTCAGGACAATCGACCTTAGTTTCTGTCGCTTCCTGCAGACCCACAACGTAGTTACCTATCTTGCTCATACTTCTTCTCCTTGGTGGTAAGAATTTTTACGGTTTCTTGTCTTGAAAAACCCCTCATGTTCTGGGTTCTTATCCATAAACAAGCGAGCGTAATGACTAATCCAACCGTCATCAATCTTATACTCGTCTTCTTTGCCAGATATCATCGTTGCCCACCTCACTCGGTGGAAGACACACTTGGCAGAATAATATGGCCTCCGCGCCGAGACTGCCAAAGCAAAGTGCTCGAATTGTGCGTACACGCCGGGGTTTGCTGCGTGATACTTTTCGAAATTTTCTTTCGTCCACTTACCTATCTTACTCATAGTGTTACCTCCACTGATCGGGACAGCTGCATACCATCCCATAGTTTCTCTATTAAATCACCATCATCGCCGCCATGATCCTCACGGACTTCTATGTCGTCAAGTTCGTCACCCGTACGGATAAACCTATGTGCTATAGGCATATCTCTCTCCTCGTGAAACTGATCCGCTAGGGTGAGCATGTATTCTAACCCCTGCACATCTTCGTAGCTGTCATACCACTTCGTACCTGCGACTGAGTAGAATAGGATGTTATCCTCCTTAACTTCCCAGTCTTTTACTAGGCCCATCTTCTGCACACGTGGGTCGATAGCGTACACGGCAAGTACTTCCTCCATGTCGCTCTTACTCGCGAACGCCACTGCGATATAAACGTCGCTTCGATAGCCCATTATGTCCCTCCTTTTGTAACTTTTAGTATCTTTCTTCGCATATCTTTCATTTCGGCACGGTGGTTTTTAATATCGGGTAGGTGCCTTCTTACCCAGTTCGTCATGGTTTGTTGGTTTATTAGACCAAGGCTACGCCCTGCTTTTTGAAAGTTGTACCCGTTGTCGTCGAGTGCGCGTAATAGGTAGTGACTAGCAACCTCAGATATTACATCACGTAGGTCGAAGCCTCTGTCTATTTCACGGTTAAGAATAGTTTCGACACCGCTCTCCTCGCTCGGTGGCTCTGTACCCTCCGACATTTCGACTAAGCGTGGAAGCACTGACAGGAGTTTATCAAGATCAAAACTTCCCCCGTCTGTGCCAATATTTAAATTTACATTAAGTCCCATTACTCGTCTCCCTCGTATTTAGCCATCTCACATATCCCTTGACTTGATGTTTACAGTCTTGCCCACGTCGGGCTTGGCATGATCGTTATCCATGATGCACCACAGCACAGGCATGCTCCACTGACCCCAGCCACCGTAGAGGTGTCCATCTGTCAGAACGATAGCCGCTTGCGCGTTGATGTTGTTGTCGCGAATGTAATCGGTAACGCACTCTACATCTGTGCCGCCGCCACCTTCTGGCTTGGTTGAGTTCACAATATTGTCTAACTCGTGCGTGTCATACTTCTCGTCACGACATACCTTCGTGTCCCAATACAACAGACGTACGCCATCGGGATGCACCGTATCGCATATCTCTTTGACCTCAGAGAGGAACGCAGCGAGTTCTTTCTTACCAATGGAACCCGACGTGTCGATAGCCAATACCAGTTCCCCGACCTGTTCACTGATACCGCTCGGCATGTATATACCTGAAGACAAGTATCTGCGGTTGGGTTTGCTGTACGTAGAGTAGTCGCTACCTGCACAGGTTGTCTGGATAAACTCACGCAGTGCTTCGCGCCAGTTTACTTGCGGCTGAAGTAATTCCTCCAAGCCTAGATCACCGCCGCTGCCAATCTTACCGGCAAC